CTTTGGAGCCTCACTCAACCAATTGTTAAACATCACCTTCCTCGCTTCCATGTTGTCAAAAGCAGAAAACATAATAGGACTCTTCAAAGAGTCTGCTATATATTTCTCATTCTGAGCTGAAAGCTTGGAGAAGTCAGTATAATCGTCAATTATATTATGAATAGCCTGAACTTTAGGCAAACCAATATGATTTTTACTGAACAACTGACCAGCCATGTTAACCTCTTCAACCGTATCGAAGTCGTAAAGGAACAGAAGAGTGTCTGACAACATCCTTGATAAGAACAATGTCAACCAGCTTCCTATTCCTCCCGCACCCCCTACCACTATAGGAGTGGCAAGGGTTTCAATACTACTATACCAAGATGCATCTCTGAATCTTGATTTTGTTACATCTACGTTTTTCATACTAATTCTGCTGCTTCTTTTTCCAGTTTTGATTCAATAGTTTCTTGATCTGCTTCTCCACTTGCTTGCAATTCAAAATCCATAAGGAAATGAGCAAGTACTTCTGTGATACCTTTAACCACATCAACGAGAGCAGGAATTGTAGAGAATCGCAAGGTACTCTTTGAGATTTCATCAACAACTATCTGCATTTCATCAACTTCAAGGTCTTGATCGAAGAACTTTCCAATGATATTCTCAACATTCAGAGCTAAATAATCATAATAAAACTCTTGCTTTTCATCAGGACTAGCTGCGATAGCATAGAGAATTTGATACACACTCTGTAACTCGTCTAAATCACCATTGACCGCAAAGACATTTCTTGCAAGGTCTTCAACCTCTTTAGTTTCCATCTTCTTTGGATCACCTTCAAAACGGGATTTCCCGTTTGCTGGTGGATTAAGGAGTTCACCTTCTGAACCATATTCCATACGGAAAGAGTCATTGTTACCTCTGTACTTACTGAGGTCAGTATCTTTAGTATTGATACTATTGATACTTTTGTACTTGTTCTTTCGAGCTTCTGCCAACTCTTTTTCCTTCTGTATAGCCTTATCAATCACCTGTTGATAACGATCATAAAAGAACTTGTCATCAAGTCCATAGAAAATATCCATGCCTATAGTGACCATTTGTTTCTCGATATGTTGAGTCTTGAAATGTTGTGTCTTTCCTGCATCGTCAACATAGTTCATCTTTGCTGACTTATGTACATCAGATAGAAACGCAACTTTCGCTGTATACTTTCCATCGAAATTGACAATCAAGGACAGATAATAATTGTGTTTGTCAACATTATCGTTGAGTTCACTTTCATCTGTAGCACTGAAATACGCACTCATACTATGATGCGTGTGAATATGACCTGTCTTCCACTCCATTGCATCTGGTATATTGTCATAGATGTCAACAATATCTGCATCAGTTTCATACTCAGTGTAAGCTGCTGAACCAATATCCATCAAGAAAATATGCTTTGCTTCAAGCACAAAACCTTCTGGTTTAGCTGGACTACCACTTTTCACATCATAGACTAACATTCCGGACCATTCCTCTTTGCCAACTTTACCATGAAGGTAGTTGATCTGAGTAATGACATTCTCTGGCAAAATAAGCTTGCCTCTTACATCCATTTCGTGTATTGGATAGACTATCTGTTTTTCTTCTTTTTTATCTGACATTTTTTAATTCGTTAAGTAAGTGATAATGAATAATATTTGCTACGTAAAACAATATCTTTGGATGAAGGGTTAATACTTCTCTTTTCGTTACTGTTTCATCGGGAATATCATTGACGATAACCTGTGGTCTAATATATTTTCCGTTCATATAGACTATAGGAAATCTACCAATTTTAGCTCTTGCATTTGTAACCATGCTGTCCCAATCTTTAGCACGATGACCTCTTCCGTTAACTGATATAAAATGATCCTCAGAAGGAACATACATATACTCGTTTAACTCAAAGTCACGGTTAATAGAACGTATTACATCCGGATCATACATTTTGCTAAACTGTTCAGCAAATATACGTTTGTCCAAAACATAAGTTACTTCCTTGTTACTCTGCATTTTCAAACTAAATGCTTTTTTCAAAAGAGTTAAATCCTTCTTTTTAATCGAATTGAATATTCTACGAATAGCACTACGACTATGAATCTTTAATGTTCTATGAAATTCAGTACTATTAACAACTTGAGCTTCGCCTCCTCCAATGTCCTCCATCTTAATATAAGGACCACCTTCAAGACTTTCCCAACTGATATGATCAAGTACTCCAATCAGAGCTGCTTCAAGTTCAATAAATGACGTATTACGTTCAAACATGGTTGAAGTTCTTGACATAAAATGTTCGTCACCCATACAGAAACCATTCCAACCACATGAACCTGTTGATAAATGAGAATGATGATACCCGTAATAAGCATCTTCAGGACTATACTTGGTTCTCATACCACGTAATTTCCTGTCTATACTAAATGTATCCTTTCCATCACCTTTACCTTTGTAATGACTTCCATCCATTCTCGTTATCATATTTTCTATATTATGAGTCATTTCTATGGAGTTCGACACGACTAGATTAGGAAATTGCAAATAAATATAAAAAGTAGAAGCTGGATTATGCATCCCAAAATTGAGATTATACACAATTTCGTAATGTTCTTCATCATATACTCCACCAACAAGTTCTTTAACCTGTTCAATGAATGCTTTAGCTTCCTTGATTTGATTGAGTATTTTACGCTTTATCTTGAGAGTTTCCAATATTGTAAACCCTACTCGGTGCTTTACTTTGAATTTCTTACCGTTTGATGCTACAAAAGCTTCTTTATCTATGATTATCCACCTCTTCTTTGATGCAGGAGTGTTATATAATCCAAGAGTAGTCTGTCTAGTATCAATACGAGTAATCCCTTTTACAGATTTTTCACGAAAAGGATAACCATTTGCAGTTAAAGGATTCATATTCTTATCGAACATGAGTCCGTTATTAAGAACATACTTACTTTGACCTGTAATAGGACATCCTTTGGTAGTATCCTGCTGTAACTTACTAATCTTTCCACTTCTTTGATAATCACTTTTTATCATTTCAACACTACCATCGCTTGCAACTAACAACATAATTTCGTTAGATTTCAGAACATAGGATGTATGAAGTAATAACCTCTTTCTTTCTCGTTTCTTTACATCATCCTTGTACTCTTTCTCTGCTCTTTTTGCTGTAGCTACTTGTACAGCACGTTCAATTGACAATTCTTCTGCTGTCTCAACTATAGGATGCATTTCTGGAACAGGTTGAGGTGTAAGTACAACACCAATACTAGTATCACTACGAACCATGAATGATCCTGTAGTTTGATAATGTGTTGCAACCTCTTGTGCTGTTGTTCCTTGTGGAAGTGTCTCTAAATCTATAGCGACAGCTCCGGTTGTTGTTGGAGGTGTTACAGGTGTTTCAAGCACAGGTACTAATTCTACTTCTTCAAACTCTACCTCAGTTACTTCTTCCTCTACTGCTTCCTCTTCTTCAAAAGGATTTAAGTCTTCTGTGTGATCTTCTAGTGTGTCCTCTTCTTCTATCATGTGAGAAGGATACTCTCGTATTTCATCTACTGCATCCACTACTGGATTTCCCATCGTTTCATTACTCATATCTCTGTTAGTTTTAAATTAATAAAAAAGGTAACTGTAGCCCTGTTGACTACAGCTACCTGTAATCAATCTAAAGCTTCAGAGCTTTCTTCAAATCTGCAAGTTCAGTATCGAGGTCTTCGACAGTAACTTTCAGAACATACTCAGTGGTATCTTCAACTATCGCTTTTGCTTCTCCTGCATTTGCAAGAATTATAGCAATCGCTTCCTTGATTTCTCCACCAGCTTTCTCAATGATTGCAACAGCATCATTGACATTACCCGGAGTCTCAGCAGGAGCCTCAGCAGCTTTAGCTGGATTCATCTCATCGTAATATCCTTGAATAGTCTTACGAATCTGCTCAGTTCCACCACTCAGGTCGAGTCCGGCATTCTTCTTGCTATTCAGGTATGAACCATGACTTCTCAAATCATTGTAACTTGCAGTTGCAATGTTCTTGAGTCTCTTCAGTTTGCCCATTCCAGACTTCACCTTCTCAGGTACAAGGAATAGTACAAAGTCACCTGCTGGAAGCAGTGCTCCATCATCCTGTAGAGTGTTTTTGGTTTCCCTTACAACAACTCTCATTCCATCCCACTTCACGTTCTTCAATTCACTTTTCAGCTCACCAAATGTACGGGCTGAAACTTCTCCCGTAATCAGTTCCTTCTGTGAAGTTACTTTCAGCTTTACGCTTCTTGTGCTCTTGTTACTCATAATAGTACGTACTTAAATGTTAATAAAATAAATTTGAAAAACTAGCTTTCTCTCTTCTACGGTATCTACCCAAAAATACCGTGTTCTTCCACTTTCTATTACATAATCAGGATTATCATCTATGATAATTCCACAATCCTGTAGAGCATCTTCAAACCATTTTCCCCATAACCACATGTTTCTAATATCAGGCATTTTGCCTCTCTTGACTTCATATATGTCAACAGAAACTCCAAGTCTAACAGTAGATTCAGGATATACAAGAGAATCAATAGTTTGAATATTCTCTTTAGTTAATTGTTCCTTTATATATTTGGATAAATATTTGTGGAAGTATTTAGTTATCTTCCCTCTTGCTCGAAAATGCAGAGTTGCATTATACAGTCCTTGCCCGTTAATTGTCCACCATCGGGGCTTTCCTGTTTTTTTCGTTTTCTTTGCGAGAAGATATTTATATTCATGTTCTGGGATCGTGACTAATAACTCCATCATCATCTACGTATGTATTTGTATCTGACAACCGGATAGTCTTGATACCAAGTTGATCGTTGAACCAATGTCGATCCTTGGGAATTGAAAAATCCAAAACTCCGTATTTCTCACATAATATACTTCTTGCAGCTACTCTATTAGTAGCTACTATTACTACAACATTAGGTTTCAATTCACCATCAACTTCCTTCACAAATGAACAGTAGTATCTTTTATTACCGCTTGTCATCTTCCAAAAAGTTAGTGATTAATAAATCAAAGTCACGCAGACTATACTTTTCAACGTAATCTGATGGGTCTTTAGGTTCTCCAATAGGATTGTGAGTCATCCGAAGATCGAACTTCCCACTAAACTGTGTAGCACCTCTAATTCCTCCTTCGTCATTATCAAACCAACAATAGATGTCATCAAACCTTAGTTTGAGTTTTTCCATAACTGATTGAGGAATATAAGTATTCTCACTATTTGGAGCAATCGCCCAATAACCTAACATGTTGAATATTAGTATGTCTTTATAACTTTTTGTTATGAAAAGAATCTTTCCATACTTAGGTAATAAAGTCCATCCTTGAACGATAGTGTCGTTCACGTTCGAAATAAATCTCCCAAGTCCTCTGACCTGTGGAAAATACAACTTCCTTCTAAATACATCATCACTCCAATAGTAGTCAAATGAATATCCAATCATGAAAGGATTCAATGCATACATCGCATTGTCTTTCCTAGCACTGTTGATTCGATAATGACTAATACTTTTAATGTTGTGATAATCAAGGAGTCGTGAGGGTATACCATATCGACCTTTCCAGAACGCTGCATCAAGCTTCGTCCAAGGTCTCGGTTGAATTTCAATAATAGTAGGTTTTTTCTCATAGGTAGTCAAGTCTTCACCAGCCTTCTCTGGGACAACCAAAGAAGAACTAGCGACACTTGCTTTACCTCCAAGTCCTAAGTTAAAATCGTTATTAACTCTCTGTAGTGCTCCATTATAGGTAGTTTCAAACTTCCTTGCAATGTAATCGAACACTCTATAACCTTCTTCACCAAAATCTTTATATAATAAATCACCTTTCCACATTATAATATGGCACGACGCTTGAGGATCAGCTCTAAACTCGCTACTGAACATTTTGTCCAACGCTACAAAAGCGGGACAATACGCTTTAAACAACTGGTAACTGTCCAATTGTTTAAGAATATTCTCACTTGTTATAGATTGATCTTTTGGCGTAAATCCCATGATTATAGGCTAAAATGGGTCTTCTCCTGTACCACCACCGTCATCGGCTCCATCACCTGCTGGTGCTGATGCACTACCAAGATCAGTCATAACTGATGGTTCTGTCCATTCTTGGAAAGTAAAACTGTTTGAGAAGTCTTCTTTAGGTGGATAACCATCTTCAGATTGCTTCTTGATATGAGATTCCCAATAGCTTGTACGCTTGTTGGTAGCTCTGTCGAAATAACGGTTGTAGACGGACTGATACTTACCATCTCTAACAGTTAACAGAACCTTGATCTCATTGTTTGGCTGACCTGCAAGTATGCTTCTCAGCTCACTATAGTTGCCATCAAACAGTGCATCGAAATTGTCCAGTTTTGCTTCGTCTCCGGGCTGAATATTCAACCAGTTAACCAAGAACAGATGGACATCTGCTTCACCCATTTGACACTGCCTTGCTGTAGCAGCTTCGAACCACTTCAACGTGTCAGGAGCAGCTTCAGTAGTTCCCCATGCAGTTCTTCCTGCATCGTTGATCCACTCAGCTTTTGTTCCAGCTTTGTTCAAACGAGCTTTATTCTCAAGGAAGAAAGCTATCTTGGTACGGAATGATGAACCATCCTCAGCATTTCCTTGTAGGAAGAAGTCGAGTCTTAGTTTTTTAGTCTTAGCCTCATCATCTGCTACTGAAGTATATACTGGTTCGTTTTGTGGATTGTATCCAATTCCTTCCATCTCGGCTTTGTTTGGATTAATCGCAACTACTTTTACATTTCTAAGTCCGGTAAATAGTTTACCTTCTTTTACCACAGCCGTATTTGAGTCGTTACCTTTAAATGCCATAACTTTATGTGTTTAAATTAGTATTCGAGTTTTCGTCTCCCTCGTAATATGCATTCATCTTAGCAATTACGTCAACGAGATCATTAGGAATGTGCATTTCATCGAACATACCTCTTGGCGATTTAGCCGTAGTAGTTCCATCATTCTGTGTGATAAAAGTATATTTCAATCCCTCTTCATTCTGGTTCTTTATTATCTCTGTAAATAGTACTACTGTAAATAGTCCCTCTAATGTAACTTTGTCATCTAGTAATTTTCCGATAGTTTTTATCTTTCTCTTCGGTTGAAAGTTCTCAGTTATAATTTCATCATGGCTTAAGAAGATTACCTTTAAATCTTCACGTAGTTCACGAGCTTTCGTAATTACGTCCCACACATGACGAGCAATATCTGTAAATTTCTCCCAACCTGTTTCATTTGACCTGTTCATGAATTCAGTACTCATGAGATATTGAAAATCATCTATAATGATTTGTTTAATCTCAGGTCTGTTTGCACTCACATAAGCCAAGGTATCTACAATCTTTTTGGAGTCAACTGAGATGATATAATTACCACCTTTTCCACTGATATACTTCTGTTTCCAACCCCGAAAAGGAAGCGGCTTATTGATACAACCAATAATAAC